GTAAAAGCTGTATCGGGTGGTGTATGGTCGCAGCGACATGGAGTAATGTTCGCTGGAAATATTGACCGCATCGAAGAAGAAATCGCAGAGATAAAAGAAGAACAAGAAGAAAAAAGAAACGCCGAAATGCAGAAACAAAGCATAAAGAAAGGGGAGTGAAATCACTCCTCTTTGTATCTCCATTGATAGCCCTTGTGCTTCTTTATTTTCCCATTACAGCACATTGAAATGCCCGAATGGTGCGCACCAGTTGCGCGTGTCGCTTCATTCAAACTATCAAATGAATTTATAATTTTGCCGTCTTTTAATTGTAGAACAGCTCGTGAATTATGGTGGTTTTTGCCAGTCTTTTGCTTTCTACCAAGAACCCTATATGCGTGTAGTAAGTTTTCACCATCAGTAACCCATTCAAGATTAGTAACGCAATTATTGGTTTTATCACCGTCTATGTGGTTTACTTGTGGTAGGTTTTGCGGATTAGGTATAAAAGCATTTGTGACCAAGCGATGAACTTTAAATATGCGCTTTCTGCACCATACATTCAAATACCCCTTTTTGCTTTTTATGGGTATTAAAATGCGTCCATCTCTAAACC